CATTTTTCCAGGCTGCGGCATAGCATCAAGTGGTCAACGAAAGAGCTGAGGATTCCTCGCCAGAATCGAGCCGAGGCCATCAGGCTGTTCGTCGGCCACCATTACATGGAATTTGGGCTAGAGAAGCGCATTCCCGTCAATATGCTGGCACTTGCAGTGACCATCTACGTGCGGCTCTTGGCAGCGCGAGCTCCTCGCGCAATGTTTACGACGAGTGTCGCCAGCCTGAAACCGACGGCCGCGAACATGGAGCTTGCAATCAACCTCATTCCGGACGAGATCAAGCTCGGTGACACCCTGCAACAGATGGTCCTGGAGGCTTTGTTCTCGCCGTGGGGAGTCGTGAAATGCGGCTTGTACTCCGTCGGCAAGGCACTCGGCCACTCATACGGCGAACCGTTCGTCGACAACATAGCGATGGACGATCATTTCATTGATATGAACGCAAAGCACCACGAAAAGATCGACTATGAGGGGAACGATTACTGGCTGGACTACGAAGAAGTCATGGAGGGGGATTGGGCGAATAAGAAGGCTCTCGTGGGCCTGGAGCCCGATGAATACACGACTCGCGGGGAAGGGGGCGAGGATCGCGCCGAAGTGTTATCCAGCAGGGAGGAATCCGACACGTATAGAGATAAGCTCTGGATGCGGGACGTGTGGCTGCCCAAAGAGAAGCTCCTAATGACATACGGGGTCAGGAGCGAGAAAGTTTTCAAGGTGGTCGAATGGGACGGGCCAGAGCGAGGCCCGTACTACCGGCTCGGGTTCACGGACGTTCCCGGGCAACTCCTCCCGCTGCCCCCCGTGGCGCTTTGGCGCGACCTGCACGAGCTCGGCAACTCCCTCTTCAGAAAGCTCGACAATCAGGCCATCGGTCAGAAGTCTGTCATGGGCTTTCAGGGCGGCGAGGGCGAAGATGCCATGGCCTTTAAGGGGGCCAAGGATCAAGACGGAATCACTTACACCGGGACGAAGCCGGAACTGCTCGCAACGCCCGGCGTCGACCAGAAGACGCTCGCGTTCTTTATGCAGGTCCAGCAGCTCGGCAGTTACTATGCCGGTAACCTGGACAGCCTCGGCGGCCTCGCCGCGCAGACCTCGACCGTCGGGCAAGACAAGCTCATCAGTGAGTCGGCGGGCGCTCAGTTGCGCGGCATGAGCGACAGCATGACCGACGTAACTCGCGACATATTCAAAGCGCTGGCCCACTACGAGTGGAGCGATCCAATTAAGCGCCGGACCCTCGACAAGCCGATTCCCGGCATGGGCGAAGAGACGATCCCAGTCGAGTTTTCCAAGAAGTCAAAAAAGGGGAAATTTGATTCGTACAACCTGGACATCGACATCTACTCGCGCCAGGACGACAGTCCCACGATACAGCTCCAAAAGCTGATGACGTACGTCGAGCGACTGGTAGTCCCGCTCTCCCCGCTGATTGAGAAAGCTGGCGGGAACATCGACGCGCAGGCCATCCTGAAGCAGGCGGCGAAGCTCGCCTCTATGCCGAACGCCGCGGAGCTCGTCATTTTTATGGATCAGCCGGCGGAGGCCGCGGGCCAGGCCAGTCAGCCGGCGGGTAAGCCGGCCAACACGACACGCACCTACGATCGCGTCTCCAGTGCCGGCCAGACGCCTGGCGGTGCCAGCGCCAACATGCAGCAGTTGCTCATGGGGGGCAATCCCGGCGGCGCTTCCGAAGGTGCCCCCCCCGCCCAATAACCGTTCACTATACCCGCGACCGGCCTGAACACCGATTACAATGTATTACTCACGCCTTAGGAGGGCAAGCTAATTCCAACTTACTGCTACGAAACTGAAGACGGAGAAGTGTTTGACCGCGTACATCCCATGGGGGATGCACCGGAGCGTATCCATTTGCCAGACGGGCGAACGGCCGACCGCAGCTTTGCGGCCGAGCATGGCCCGCGCCGCCGGGCTGGCGGAGAGTGCTGGCCGATGAAGCCGTGTTTTGCGTCTGGCGTCAATGCCGGTCAGGCAGGGGAGCTCCGCAAGTACCTGGCCGACCGGGGCTGTAAAACCGCGGTCACAGGCGACGGCGACCCGATTTACACGTCGGCCGGACATCGGAAAAGAGCTTTGAAGCTGCGCAGCATGCACGACAGGTCGAGTTACTAACCAACCCCCCAATGGAAGAGAGAGCCATGAAGCATCGCGAAAAGAGAAAAATCGAGAAACTGAATGCTGGCACCGCGACCGCACTGAAGACGCTGCTTCAGGATGGTGTTACAGGTTCATTGAACGTCAATGTTATTGTTGCTGACGGAGAAATTAAGCACGTCAAGCGCAATGTCGAACGGTTTGAAGTTTAACTACCCCCCCAATGGAAGAGAGACCATGACTTTTAACGAAAAAGAATTCACCGAGCAACTTGATATTTGCATCACCAAGGCCGAGGAAGAGGTGGCCGAGGTGGAAGCCCCCGTCGACACGGACGCGCCGGCCGAATCGACAGTGAAGGAGGACGAAGACGATGATATGCCTAGCGAACTCGGGCCGGAAGAGCTCGAAGCTGAGCTGCCCGTCGAGGGCGACACAGACGACGGATTCACAATCACTCCAGTCGATGAAGATGGAGTTGAAGGGGATACTGTCGAAGTTGAAGGAGATGAACCGACGGAACCCGCCGCGTCAGTCATAAGCGACTACGCAATCCACCGCGCCGGCAGTGTCGGCATCTCGCCCGAGCACGCCAGTGCATTCCCGTCAGTCCAGGAACTGCTCGCCGAAGTGCGACATCTGGAGGATCAGGGGGTCAGGACACAGGAAGCCGAAAAGGCACCGACTCCAGCCGCCGACCCGCTCGCCGACATGCCGGACCTCGACCCGGAAGAGTACGATGAATCGGTCTCGAAGGTCGTTGAGATGTTCAATGGCCTGAAGGCGATCGCACAGAACCAGAGTAGCGAACTTGCGTCGCTCCGCGAGTCGCAGGCCGCCGGACTGCAAGCCAGTCAGGAAGTGTCTGCCCGTGAGATCACGCAGTGGTTCGACGAATCAATCAATAGCCTCGGCTTTGAAGAATCCCTCGGGAGTGGTGCCAGCGGCAGCCAGGTTCCGGGAAGTTCGCAGCTTGCGAAACGCAATGCGATTGCGGATAAGTGTGCCGTTCAGATGCGAGGCTACGAAGCCTCTGGCATTCAAGCGCCGTCACGCGAAGAAATTTTCCGCGACTCGGCAAGACTCGTCTTGGCTGATGAGTACCAGACGTTGCGCGACAAGGAATTGTCGTCAGGCCTCAAGAAGCGGGCCGGCCAGCACATTGCCCGTGCGAACGGAAAGAAAACGAAATCAAAACAATCACCTGAGGAACATACCGCCGCACTTCTTGATGAGAAGTACCCGTCTAACTGACGAGGCTCACAGGTAGCGGCGGAAGTGGCCTTAGGGCTCACTACGAAAGAACGACACTATGGGAATTGCATACGCAGACGTACCCGATGCCGCAAGGCTCACGCAGGAAAACCTCATCAACCGAGGTAGCTTCGTTGACATGGCAAGCGATTTGACCGACCACGTCGCCGTGCGCGAAATGTGGAAGGGAAAGAAGAAGAAGTTCGATGGCGGCGACGACTGGCGATTCTTCGCCCAGGTCGACCACAACCACAGCGCCAAGGCCGTTGGTCTCTACGAGACGGACGGTTCGGCGATCAACGAGACGACCATTCAGCTCCAGGTCCAGCCTCGGCATGTCAACTCCCATTACGTCTTCGACGCTCGGGAGAAGGCGTTCCAGATGGGCGGCTCGAAGATCGTCGACCTCATCCAGACGAAGTACGTCGGGATGATGACGAGCTTCTACGAGTACCTCGAAGCCATCTTGTGGACCAAGCCCGCGGATTCGTCCGACGAGCGAACCCCCTACGGCATCGCATACTGGGTGACGAAGGGCTCGTCCGAGTCGGAGCCGGGCAGCTTCACGGGCCTCGATCCGGACGGCTTCACCGCCGGCCGCGCTGGCAAGTCGTCCACGGATTACCCGCGTTGGGCCAACTGGGCGTCGCCGTACCTGAAGGTCTCCAAGGATGACCTCGTTCGCAAGATGCGAAATGCTCATCGGCAGATCGGCTTCCGATCGCCGGTCTCCCACGCCAACCCCGACCTGGGCGCGATGAAGAATGGAATCTACACGAACAACGACGTGATCTCGACCATGGAGGAGATTCTCGAAGATCAGAACATGAACCTCGGCAATGACCTGGACAGCAAGGGCGGCCGGTCCATGTTCAAGGGCACGCCGATCACCTACGCGCCGTACCTGAACAGCGACACCGAGAATCCGATCTACATGTTGGATTGGAAGTGGCTTGCGATCGGGTGCCTGAGCGGCTGGGAAAACAATCTGTCCAAGCCGTACCGGGTCGCCGACAAGCATCTCGTCAGCCGGGTCGATCTGGACGTTACGCTTCAGATGATCTGCACGGACCTCCGCAGACAGGCCGTGCTCCACGTAGCCTGAGTCGTGCGGCCATTGGGTCGCAGCGTTTACAACAACAACAAGAATCTGAAAAGGTAAAGAGATAATGAGAAGTGCATCAATCAATGGCCCCCTTGGGCTGTCGCAAGCGAAAAAGGCCATGGTCTGGTATTCCAGCAATGCAGCCTTGCTGGAAGGGCAAGCCGTATGCTACAACTGGGACTATGCCACGACTCCCATCCCCGTCACACTCGCCGACCCGAGCCGGTTTAACCGGGTCGAGACGCCGACGATCCTCAACGCTCAGTATTTCGCTGGCGTGGCCGCGTGCAAATACGCGGCAGTCTCCGGCGGTCAGTTCATCGAGATTTACCTCCCCGGCTCGGTGTGCAACATTCTCGTTGCGGTCAGCACTGTGATCGGCGTCGGTCTGCTCACGTTCAACGTGACGGCGGCTTCGGTTGGCCAGTTCACCTACACCGGACTCCCCGGCGAAGGCTCGGCTGAGCCGATGCAGACAACTACGTATGTCGCCACCGCCCAAAAGTGCATGGCGAAGCTCCAGGTCGGAGCGCCGTCCGGCGGCGTCGAACTGAAGACTGCCGTGAACGGCGCGATCGTCTTCATGGTCGGGGGCACCACCCTGATTACGGGCGCCTCGATCGGGGGCGACTGCATCGAGACCATCATCGACGGGACCATCCCCGGTCTTCGCAAGAAGATCGGCGTTGTGGGGACCGAGATCACGACCAACGATATGGTCGTTACGCTCACGAACGGTGCCACGGATGACATCGACGATGTGGCGCTGGCCACCATCACTTGGGCCGGGGCTGGCAACACGATCGGTAAGGAAGTTACCCTAGAATGGGCCGGAGCCTGGATGCTCACCGGCCGAACGAAGACGCTTCCGGTACTTGCGTAAGTCAACTCCGGGCAGGCAGGACGAATGAGCCTAAAAGCCCGGAGTACACGGGGGCTGGTGTTCCTCTCTTCACACCAGCCCCCCCACTTTTTTACCGATCACGAGAATGAAACATGGCTGAAAGTTCCCTGAGTATTGGCCTGCCGGAGCTCATCCAGGAGGTCGGCTTCTTCCTGGATTACGGCCGCACTGTAGCGACCGACGGCGATGCAGCCCGACTCGCGGAAGTGATGGGCATCGTTCAGTCCGGCGTGCGGCGGGTCTACTACCCGCCGGCAATCCCCGAAGTTCTGAAGCCTGGTCACGAGTGGTCCTGGCTGCGGCCGACCACCTCGCTTACCCTGACACAGACGATTGACGGAGCACTCACCGGCGCAGCCTTTGTGGCCGGGGCCTCGATCACGCAGGAGACAACGCTGGCCCGAGCGACCTACCTGAGCGACGACGGGTCTGAGATGACGCTGTACGGCGTCTCTGGGGTGGCTGACGGGACGAGTAAGTGGTATCCGACTCTCGACGGTGATTCCGACACGACCGATTGGACGCCTACTGAGATCGCGGACACGTCGAAGTACGATCTGCCGGATACGTTCGGCCGCCTAGTCGGCTCGCTCCACTTTTCGTCAAACGAATATCGCCGGTCCATTGAGGTCGTGCCGATCGACCAGATCCTTGAGATGCGGGCTATAAACGCATTCACCAGCTATCCGAGGTACGCGGCAGTTCGCTACAAGGAATCAGACGGCTCGGATGGACAGCGACAAGAGATCCTCTTCTTCCCGCAGCCTGACCAAGCGTTCACGCTGCTCTACGAGTACGAGGCCTATAGCGGTGCGCTGTCCGATAGCTACCCGTACCCGCTTGGCGGAATGCAGCTCGCCGAGCTCTACATTGAGTCGTGCCTCGCAGTCGCTGAGTCGCGGCTGCTTGACGAGGTCGGGATTCACACGGGACAGTACCAAGCCCTGTTGGTCGACGCCGTGGCTCGCGACCGGAAGCGCGATGCACGAACCTACGGTCAGATGGGGCATGTCGAGGACGTGTACGACCGCAGGCTACGTTACGGAGCTGCGTTTTCAAACTATCCGATCAACATAGAAGGAGTGGACTACTAATGCCGCAAAGACGCAGATTAAACGCCGAGGAGAAGAAGACGCAGGCGAAGCTGAATAAGGAAAGGGCCTATGCGTTTTATGACGCGGGGTCGAGGGCGAGAGCGAAGCCCAAAGCAAAACCTAAGGCAAAGGCCGCCAGCGGATCGGAGGCGTTTCGCAAGAAATACACGCCGGGCGGGATACAGAACCTAGTCGACGTAATGAGTAAAAAGAAAGGAAAGTAAGATGTCAAAGGGGAACTTTACGGCAACAGCCGCTTCAGCGATAATCGTCGCTGCCGACGATTATCGCGACTACCTAACCATCCAGAAGGGGACCAACGCGGTTGCCATGGCTCTCGGGATCGGCGAAGCTGCCGTTGCCGGCGAGGGCATCCAGCTCACGAACATTGACGATTCTGTGGAGCTCTGGGGCGTGGACGCCCGCGCCGCAATTTACGGAATCGGAAACACCGCAGCCGGAACGTGGGAGGGCAGCCGGGTAAGATACCGACCTGGACCGACACCGTCGGCGTGATGAGGCTTTTATCTGAAACCCATTCTTGAAACGAGGAAGACTGATGCTACAACGAATTTGCGCCATACTGAGAATCACGCCCTACAATCAGAAGATCGCCGACCCGGGAGATGCGGGAGCGATCTGCGTGAACCTCGCCGGCTCCTGCAACCTTACGTCCGTGACTGGCAACGAGACACGGACGCTTGCCGCGCCGGCATATCTCGGCCAGATCGTCTCCCTGAACTACGCCGTTGACGGCGGAACGCAGATCACGGTCACGTCCGCCACGGTCATCAATGTCGCGAATAACACCACGATGTTGTTTGAGGTTGTCGGCGACTTCATCACCCTGATCGCAGGCATGGAGGGGACAACTCTCATGTGGCGAGTCCTCTCTAATCCCGAAAGCCTCACGTTGGGCTAAAGGCACGCAATGGGCTTCGAGAACGATTACCCCAACCGCAAGGACTGGCGCAAGGGGTATCGTCGTGGCGCAAGATTCGATCGCACCTGCCGCCCAGGCGGTAGGTGTGCTTATTGCCGACGCAATCGGATGCATGGCGATCGAAGGAGGCTATTCGATTCCAAGCGGCAGTTGAACGGAGAGGATTGACGGAGTCACATGGCAAAAAAGAAACTCATCGACATCAAGTTCCCACTCGGTGGCCTAAATCGCCGCGGAGCTCACAGGCAGCAACCGCCCTACACTTCGCGAGACCTGATGAACGTGCGGCCCAAGGGCAGTCTTCAGGGGCGTGAGAGGGGGGGGTCACGCCCAGGTCTGATCGAGTCGCACCTCGATAACCTGGGGGCTGCCGTTCGGTTATTGCATCCGATGGTCCTGGCGTTCGGTGATGGTTTCACGGCGTGGTCGGACACGTTCGGCGGGTCCGCAATGGCTGACGCATGGACGCAGGCAAGCTGGGCGAGTGATGTACCCAGCATTTTGCCGCCAGACCTCGCCGGCGTCGATACGTCTGTCGATGAGGGTGAGGTCACTCTCGACACCCTGCCGATCGACACAGCCCAGTCCTACACGGTTGAGATGTTCCTCACGCCCTGGGCCGGAGCTTTCAGCGGCAAGTACCGGATCTATCTGCGGCTCGATGATTCCACGCCCGACTACGAAGACGCTGGGGTCATGGTGGAGCTCTGGTTCGCCCGCGGGGCAAGCATGGGCCTTGGTATTCTTGATACGGTCACCGGCGGTTCGCTTACGCACAGGAGCTTTACGTTTGACATTCCTGACATACCGACGCCCGGCTGGATGTCGGTAACGGTCGTTGGCGATCAGGTTACGGTCTTCTGGAACGGCTTGCAGGAGATTACCGCGGCAGTCGACTCGCACCCAGGGTCGGGCGTTGGCTTCGGGCTCCAGACCATCCAGGACGGCGAGGTAACGCTCGTCAACACGTTCCGCGTTCAATACTACTCGTCAGGCACGGTCGACGTGCTGCGGTCGATGCTTATCGCCTCGGCCGGCGGTGACCTATGGCGCGAAACTACCTATGGCCGAATGACGGTCGTTACGTCTGATCTGACGGTTCGCAGTGACGCGCCGCTCACGTCAGCGCAGAGCGGGCAGAAGCTCTACGTCGCAGACTACGGGGACACGCGGGGTTCCGGGACGGACGGAACGATCTCCGGGTCCGTCCTAGATGACGTTGCCGGCCAAGACTGGTCGACGCTGGGAATCGACACCGACAGTGACGTGTGTGTCATCTCAAATGTCGGAGGCGCAACGGTCGCCGGGACCTTCGGGATCGTGTCGGTCCACGCCACGAACGGCATCACACTAGACAGCGCCCCCGGGGACGGGACCTGCGCCTATCGGATCGAACGAGCTCCGAAGATATACGACCCACTTCTGAATTCCATCACCATCATGTCCGCGACCGCGGGGCAGGTCCCGACCGGGAACCCACTGATCGCCCGTTACCTCGACCGAATCGTATTTGCTGGGGCCGAGATCGCGCCGCACGTCTGGTACATGAGTCGACAGGGAGAACCGCTTGACTGGAACTACGCAGCAGAAGACAGCCAGCGAGCCGTCGCCGGAACAAACAGCGAGGCCGGAGTTCCGGGGACAGCCATTACGGCGCTTATACCCCACTCTGATGACTATCTCATTATGGGATGCCGGAGTGAGATATGGCGACTCCGAGGAGACCCGGCTTTTGGAGGACAGCTTGACTCCCTCAGCGCAGCGGTCGGGATCATCGGGCGGAACGCATGGTGCCTCGGGCCGTCCGGAGAGCTGATCTTTCTATCCTTGGACGGCATCTACGCGCTGGCACCTGGCGGGAATTCCTATCCTGAGTCGATGTCGAGGGAGACGCTCCCGCGGGAGTTCCTGAACCTCGATCCGAACATGGTCACTGCGTCCTTGGAATACGACATCAACGGCCGGGGCGTTCACATCTACTTGACGCCGGACTCGTCCAACGCACGAACGCACTGGTGGCTTGACTGGGACCGGAAGACGTTCTGGCCCGTGTCGCTGGATTCGGACTACGAGCCGACCGCGACTTGTGCCGTCCAGGGTGAACGGATCGAAGACTCGGGCGTTATCCTCGGCGGTCGCGACGGAACGCTCCGGCGGCTGAGCGATCTGTCTGAGGCGGACAGCGGAACGGCCTTCCCGTCGTACGCAGTGATCGGCCCCTTTGCGCTGGGGTCGGACGGCCTGACCGGGTCAATCTTGGTGATGTCCGCTGAGGTGGCCGAGGGTAGCGGAGACGTGACGTGGGCGACATATCCGGCCCTGACATTCGAGGCGACGGAGGGCGCGCCAGAGTCTGACACCGGGACGTTTGTCGCGGGCCTTAACGCCAGCGTTCGGCCGGGTTGTCGCGGGCAAGCCGCGACCATCAAGCTGACCGGGGAGGCTGGGCGAGGCTGGGCTATCGAGCAGATCATTGCCACGATCAAGCCGGCCGGACGACGGAGGGTTTCTTGATGAGGAGAGCAGTAAATCCCAACAGCCCCGAAGAAGTTCGCAGGGCGATCCAGAAGCTTACGCGGCAGGCTGATGATACGCTTGAGAGCGTCGGATACATCCAGTTCGACACCACGTATTCCGATGGTAGCGCCGTCGGCAAGCTACAGTGGAATTCCGATGTCGGAACCCTTGAGTTTGGCTTGCCGGGCGGGAACGTCAACCTGCAACTCGGCCAGGAGTTCCTGATCCCCGTGCGCAACATCACGGGCGGCACGCTCTTGAACGGCCGGCTCGTGTATTACACAGGCGTCGACTCGGGGCTGTCGACGGTTGACTACGCTGACTCTACACGAGCCAACTGGCCGAAGGCACTCGTCCGCGGCATCCTTACCGAGGACATCGTCACCGGGTCCAGTGGCTACATGCTCATCGCTGGCCTCATCCATGATGTCGACACGTTCGGCTACACTCAGGGCGTCCATTTGTATCTCTCGACGGCGGGCGACGGCACATACACGAACACGCGGCCGACCGCCCCCGACTACGTCATGGGCATCGGGACCGTCAAGGAAGTCAGCGCCACGGTCGGAACGATTCAGATTGAGTTCGATCGGCTCTGGGATCTGGAGTGGGCGTCGAACGTCCACTTCTCGCCAGCAACAGAAGAGGGGCAATACCTCGGGTGGAACCCGGAGAACAGCAGATACGAACTTCAGTTGTCGCAGAGAGCGTTCTTCAACGGGACGTTCCGCGAGACGTTCGACGCCCTTATGTATTCGACCGACGGCAACGACCTGTTCCTTACGCTGGAACAGGCCGACGGAGGCGGCGACCTGACGATGCAGTTCAGCGACGGCGACGAGACCCTGGATTGCACGCCCGCGATAGAAATCGCCATTACCCCCGGCACTGATGCGTCTCCTACCGGGTATATGGCATTCATTCCACAGAGCACCAAGGTGTTGACGATTGACTCTGCGTGGCCCACAGCGGAACACATCAAGGTTGCGTATCTATTCGTCCCGTCGGCACAGTTTGTTTTCGATCACGCCGGGCCGTACGTCAACCAGAATCACAACGACCACCTTCATAACGGTGACCTCCAGGGGCACCTCGCACACTTGACGGCGAAGATCCGATCGATGGGTGCCGGCTATTACTCAGGCGTCAATCCAGAAGGCGTTGATGTATCGTATTTCACGTACCCTGGGGCCAGTGACATTCGATGGGAGTCGTCGGCCGGCGTCATCTCGCAACTGCACCCGCAGGCGTTTGACGCCCAGGACACAGCGAGCACAATCCTGATCGTGACGAACGGCACGACTCCGTACGAGCACATTCAGAACCTATTTACCGGGATCACCGAGGACTCGCTCGGCAACGCGATCATTAACAACCGATATTTCAGCCTCGTGTTCTGGGGCGTTGCCAACAAGACCGGCGATGCCAATGGCATCATGTGCAACCTTCCGTCCGGAAATTACACGCTCGAAGCCTCTGCACTGATTGACTCTTCAAAGTACAGTGACTTTTCGTTTCCTCGCGAGTTCGACATTGATTCAAGCACGGCGTTCTTGATCTGCCGAAGCACGTTCAAGATGGGGACAACCGGATGGACACACATCGAGACAGAGGATCTTCGCGGCGTCAGTAACCCCGGCGGCGGATCGGTCAGCGGGGTCACGGACCACGGGGCCCTGGGCGGCCTCGCAGACGATGACCATAACACCGGGGCGAGTGCGTACCACACCGATGCGCGGGCCGTGACATGGCTCGCAGCGAATCACGAGACGACCTACAACCACGCGAACTTCGCGACGGCGTACGGCTGGGGGGATCATGGAGTTGCGGGCTATCTCACTGCTGAGACAGATCCCATCGTTGGAGCAGTCAGCGGCATCGTCAAGGCGGACGGGGCTAGCAACATCTCGGCAGCAGTCGCTGGCACCGACTATCTGGCTCCGGACGGCAACGGTAGCTCCTTAACCGGAATCATCTTTGCGCAGATCGGCAGCACGCCGACGACCCTTGCGGGCTACGGGATCACTGATGGGGCGGGCGTCACGGACCACGGAGCACTGGACGGCCTGGCGGACGACGATCACGCGGTGTACCATACAGATGCGCGGGCCGTCACTTGGCTCGCCGCCGGCCACGAGACAACGTACGACCATAATCTCATAGGCTCCGCCCCGGCCTATGTCGATGACGTGGCGCTCAACTTCGGCGACGCCCCAGACTACTGGCTCGTTTACAACTCCAGCAGTACGCAGCTTGAGCTCTGGTCTACTAACATTGACGGCGGTGACTCGGACGGTCTGGTATTGTCGGTGCCGGACGGGCAGCCGAGAATAACTTGCGCTGGCTTACTCAGTCTCGCGGTCGGCGGGGCGAGGGCACTTCAAGGGAATAGCACAACCGGATTCGCCGTCTTTGGGAACGCTACCGCAAGCGGAGCGGGCGTCCGCGGCCAGAGCGATTCTGGCGCTGGTGTTTATGGGTCCAGTGAATCCAACACGGGACTTCGCGGGGAATCCATAACTGGAACTGGATTCTCTGGGAATAGTCAGAGTGGGGTCGGGGCCTTTCTGACTAGCGACTCTAACTTTGGGCTAATCGCGGAATCCGGAGGCAACTCCTCGGCGTGGTTTAAGAGGAACGTAGCGACCCCCGCGACACCATCTCCGGTTGTGATAGTAGAACAAAACCACGCCTCCGACCCGGGCAATGCGTTGACGATAACGGTGGCCGGCAGTGGAGCCGCTGTTGCCGGAGGTAGTGCGACCGGTCCCGCAATTTTCGGAACCAGCGCAGC